AGAGTATGCCGCGCCGGGTGAGAAGTTTGCAGTTAGGTTAGACCCTGCTTTATTGCGTAACTCAAGTCCCTCAGATTGTATCCAAGTTTGGTTTTGTGCAGCGCGATGCGAAAGAAAAGAATCAGCGTCAGTACCTATCGTGAGATAATCGTCATCCTGTAGCACAATGTCTGAACCATTGCTTTGTAGGTCGCCGCCCAACTGCGGAGTGAGATCATCGACAACCGCTGTGATTGCGCCGGTAGTAGCAGGTGAAGCCTCGACCCACGTAGTACCATCGTAATAGAATAACTTGTTGTCGCCGGTGCGTGTATACAGCATCCCTGTAGCCAGGGTTTCACCGTTTAGTCCATTTGTTGGGTTACTAGCGAATGCACCCAGATAGTAATCATGGTTGATATTACCGGTTGTGGCATTGCCGGCGATACCTGTTGTCGAAAAGAAACTGGTGGTTGCCATTAGTAATCTCCGTATTCGTAAGCTGGACGAATCTGTTGGGTTCCACCATTCAGCTCCTGGTCATCCGCTTGCTCTTGTATCTCATTTAGAAACTGCTGATATTTAGCTTCGAAGAGATCCCGGCGCTCATCCAGGTAATAATCCGCGCTGTATGTGAGCGCTGCATACAACACCAGGTCGGATGCAACGTCTGTCAGCTGGTTCGTATCAGCGTTATTTACTAGAGCCGGAAACTCACCATAATAATACAAAATGATGTCGCCGGTTGTCGGTGTTGGGTACAGCTGGATATTCTGCTGCTCTCGAACGAAGAACTTAGGTTTGCCGACAGTCGCTGACTGCTGCAGCTCACGGTATTTCTTCATGGTGATACGCTGCAGCTCGTATTCATTCGCATAGAGACTAATGATCTCCAGGAAGTCTGTGGGCAGTGTGATGCTGCTTGTGCTGCTTGAAATTGTGTATGTCGTCTTGTTCTCATTCAAAGGTGTACGCAGCTGGCGCTGGATACGTGCAATGCCCTGATCAATGAAGGTTGTCGTTAGAGCCGGGGTGATATCCGACCGATTCAACAGTGCATCAAAATGGGTCTTTAAATCACCATAGTTCATAGTTTACGTCCTTCTGGTTTTCTTCTTTGCTGGCTTCTTTGCAGTCTTGGCTGCTTTGGTAAATGCTTTAGCTGTAGGTGCGCCCTTGGCACCGGGGCTACGCATCTTCTCACCGCTGCCGGCGGCGATACGCTTACGTTTTGCATGTATGTTCCTGTACAGAGACATTACGCATATCCCTTCTTGGTTTTGCCTTTAGTCTTCTTGACAGCTTTTGTAGCGGCCTTCTTTGCGGCAGCTTTACCAGCTTTAGTGTAGGGGTATTTCTTTCCCATAACATTTGGCATCATGATCTCCGTGATTTCTTACCGGCGCACTTCCATTTCTTCCTGGACAGGCGCAGCGGTGAATTGGGATTTGCAGCTGCTTTCGGATGTTTCTTCATCTGCCCAGCTGACCTGGCGCAATAGCTATCACCTTTGGATGTACCAGGCGCTATTGAGTAACCCTTAGCGCCGTAGCGTACTTTCTTTGTCCCGGTCTTTGTCTTGACCGTCTTTACAAACTTCTTTGAGCCTGAGTAAGCCATCTAAATGCTCTTATCTGTTGTCAGGAAACCATCGAGGTTCTCAGCCTTTAGACGCTTGATGATCTCTTTACCGTTTACGTTTGGGTCATAAATGTTGAAGCCCTCACGCATCCATTTCTCGATCACAATGGTGGGTATGGATGCCACGCGCTGAAAGTTACCAATGCGCTCATTTGCACTAGCGTTACGTGCATCCTGGACATCGTCCATAAATGCCTGGCTAATGTTCTGTGAGTGTTTACGGAATAAACCGTCAGCGTCCTCACCAAAGTCGGTATCGATACCAACCAGGTTTGTTGTGTCTTTTGTATTCATAAAGAACTCCTTGGAAATAAGGGTGATACCCCGGATAAGGAGAGCAAAACTCCAGGGTACCACCCATTAGTTATGGCTTATGACAAGCCAGAAATCATGCCATCTGCACCGTAGTTCATGTGCTTCAGTGAGTATTCACCCACAACGGCGTGTGTATCGCCGTCTGAGGTCTTACCCAGCAGAGTACGTGAGAACGGACGCAACACAGCTGAACGCCACATTGACGGATCAATGAGGAGTGCATGCGTTGTCTTCATGTGGCGGTTAAGTACAATCTTGTACTCACCAAAAGGTGACACATACAGATCAATCACGTTGATCAGTGAGCGTGTCTGAGCGAACTCACGGTTGCGACCAGACGATGCTGCAAAGTTAGCAACAATGGTGGCATCCGCAGGTTTGATCATGAAGATCGATGGATCACTACCGTTATCGTAGCAATCTTCGCCCAGCTCCAGCAGTTTCGCTTCTGTCAATGCGTCTGTGGCGTTTGCGCCGGCATCAACGTCAGTTGTGATCTGCTGGATAGCTGAATCCATCTCACGTGCCACTGAGGCTGAACCAGTCACCTTGGCGTTGTCCTGGCCGACATAGGCAAATTCTAGATCGCGCTTAATCTCTTTCAGAACTTTCGAAAGTTGATGGGCGGTCTCCCGTGCGCGGCCATGTGTCTTAATGGCATCGGCGGTTGCGCTGACCTCGAAAACCTTGGTCAGGATTTGCGTATTATTAGTCCGCAAAGTTGTAGCTGTCTGAGTGCCAGCTGAAAAAGCCGCGCCCTCTAAAGCCTTATTATCGGCTGCCGCAGCGAGCGCATCTTCTTGCCACTCAAATACACGTGCTGATACTTTCTCGGACTTAATCGAGGTAGTAAAAGGTGTGTCTGTCGTTTTTGTTCACCTGGTGTCGTTAGTACCAGGCCGGCTTTCGCCAGCTCATGCTTTAACATGAGACCAGACCATATCTTCACCCAACTATGTTGGGGCTATGCGCTTCGGGCTACTTAGCCCTACTCCCTACAGCGGGATGGTCGTTGCACCTTCCTCATTACTGAGGCTTGGCTCAGGATTGCCCACAGCATCACCTGTTTGGGGTTTCCCTGAATTCACATAGTTACAACCTGGTATTGCTACCAGGCGACCCTACAGTTAAGGCGTAATGTCGGTGATAATCGCAGAAACGTCTTCCGCTTTTCCGACCTGGTCGTATGTGGTAAATACTGCCATTAGTTAATCTCCATTAGGCAAATTAGTTTTCCCAACGAGACATAATCAAATCTGCAATATCATCCCTGTCCTGGCTAACCGAATTGTGCAGACGCTTCCTGACTTGCTCAGTCTTCTCATTGCGTCTTTGCGCTGGTGTTGCCGGGGCTCGCTTGCTCTTCAGAACACGCTTCTTTGGTGTTTTTTTCTTCACGGTTGCTACCTTCCGTCCCTCATCGAACATACGCGCTTTGTTCAAAAGCATGATCACGTTAGGGTCAACGTATGTGTCCACTTGTTCCTGGGGTAGTCCCTGAGACACCGCGTAGGCGCGGATATCGTTGTACAGCTGGTTAGACCAATTTGGCAGCTCGTTCTGGAGTGTTTTTACGCACTCGGTTGCCGCCTCTTGCATGGACTTTTGTTGCTGCTGCTGCAGACCGCGATAGAAACCATCAGCCTCTTCTTTTAAGAAATCCAGGTTGGCTTTGGCCAGCTGGGCTTCTTTACGTAGTGCAGCAAAGTCGTTATCGGACATCGTCTTGGATGCGACTAGCATGTCTACGTCAGCGTATGGTTTATATTCAGCTTCTGCTTTCTCGATTAGTTTCTGAAGAACGAGATGTGATTTCTCACTAGATTCTACTGCTTCTTTGCGTAGTCTCGATACTTCTTGAGACTTTTGAGTGAGTGATTTCTCCTGGCCGGCAAGTCTCTTGAGATCGCCTACCGATACTTGTTGAGTTTCACCAGAGACTACAACTTCGACCATGGTGTCATCGGATAACTCAATGGTTTCCTCTTCGCCATCGTCTTCGTCTTCTGTCTCTTCAGTGTCTTCCTCAATATCTTCGTCAAGGTCGGTATCGTCTTCAAGATCATCATCGTCTTGGATTTCTTCACTATCATCCAGCTCAACGTCATTAGTCTCTTCTGTAACGTCGGCTGTTGCCTCTTCGGGGTCTTCAGATGCCTGTTTTTCGTCAGGGTCTTCCCACCGCTGTAAGATGGCTTCGGTTGGATCGACTTCGCCGGTGATTGGATCTAAGGCTAGTTCGATTTGCTGAGGGTTTTGTTGGTCGCTCATGTAGACCTATTCCTCTTCGTTGTTGTCACGGTTTGCTAAGATCTGATCACGGACGGCTACACGCTGTTGTAATGTAGCTACAATGTCCGTCAGACCACGATATGCGTTGTAAGCACGTTCCCGGTCTTGTGGGCTCTCAGGTTTCGAGTTTACGAATTGCTGAAAGCTCCCTTCGACCAGGGTGTTTACGACTTCGGTGAAAGTGGGATCGGC